GCGGGGAAGGGCGTTTTCTCTGTGTACGGACTCCAGACTTTTGACGGCGTCCCTGGTCGGCGACATGCGGGCCGGGGTCCACCCGACATGGGAGGACAGCCATGGCTGTACCGAAGGCGAACCCGGCGCGGAGAAACGTGTCCCCGACAGCGGCGACGCTGACCGTTGACCACGACGTGCAGGCCCCTCCTCTGCCTGCCCGCGAGGTTGACTGGAACGAGTTGACGGTGGCGTGGTGGGAGGACATCTGGGCGTCCCCGATGGCCCCGGAGTTTCTGTCTTCCGACCTGCATGGGCTGTTCCTGCTGGCCGATTTGGTGGACCTGTTCTGGTCGCCGTCCTCGTCGGCGCGGGATCGCATCTTGCTGGCCGCAGAGATCAGGCAGCAGCGGCAGTGTTTCGGCCTGACCCCGATCGACCGCCGCCGGTTGCAGTGGACGATCGAGAAGACCGACGAGGCCCAGGACCGCGGCAAGCGGCGACGGGCCAAGCCGCAGGCCCCGGCGGGGCAGCCGGTCCCGGGTGATGACCCGCGGAACGTGCTGCGCCTGGCGTGACCAGCCTGATCGTCCCCCCGTTCGACGCTGAACCGTGGCCGACCCTCGGGCCGCAGGTTGTGGACCTGATCGAGGCCCGGTTCGTGTTCGGCCCTGGCGACCTGCGTGGCGAGCCCGCGGTGGTCGACGGGGAGAAGCGGGCGCTGTTGTACCGGGCCTACGAGGTGTACCCGCGGGGGCACCCGAAGGCGGGGAAGCGCCGGTTCAACCGGGTTGCGATCTCGCTTCGCAAGGGGACGGCGAAGACGGAACTCGCCGCGTGGATCGTCGGGGTGGAACTGCACCCCGAAGGACCGGTCCGGTGCGATGGGTTCGATGCCTACGGCAACCCGGTGGGCCGACCGGTCAAGGACCCCTACATCCCGATGGTGGCCTACACCGAGGAACAGACTGAGGAACTCGCCTACGGGGCGCTGTACGCGATCCTGTCGGAGGGTGAGGACGCGGACCTGTTCGACATCGGCCTCGAGCGGATCACGCGGATCGGTGGGGATGGCAAGGCCGTGGCGTTGGCTGCGGCCCCGGACTCCCGCGACGGCGCTCGCACCACCTGCCAGCATTTCGACGAGCCGCACCGTATGGTGTCGCCTCGGTTGAAGCAGGCGCACCAGACGATGCTGGCGAACATCCCGAAACGACCGCTGGCGGAACCCTGGACTCTGTCCACCACTACGGCCGGTGTCCCCGGGCAGGGGTCGGTGGCTGAGGGGGAGAAGCAGTACGCCGAGGACGTCGCCGCAGGCAAGGTTCGCGACGCGAAGCTGTTCTACTTCCACCGGTCGGCGGGTCCCTCGCACAACCTCGAGACTCAGGAGGGGCTGGAGGCGGCGATCGTCGAGGCGTCCGGCCCGGTGGTGGCCGCGTGGTCGGACATTGAGGGCATCGCTTCCCTGTACCACCAACCGGATACTGACCGCTCGTTCTGGGAGCGGGTGTGGCTCAACCGGTGGGTGGCGTCTGATCGGCAGGCGTTCGACCCGATCCGATGGGATGACTTGGCCTACTCCGAGACTATCCCCGAGGGGGACCCCATCACGGTGGGGTTCGACGGGGCCCGCTGGCGTGACGCCTGCGGGTTCGTCGCCACCCACGTGGAGACCGGGTGGCAGTGGCCGCTCGCGGTGTGGGAGAACGTCGACCAACTCGACGACTGGGAGGTCACCGACGCCCAGGTCGACGGGGCGTTGGCGGACGTCATGGATCGGTGGGACGTGGTGTTGTTGCACGCCGACCCGCCCCGGTTCGAGTCGAACGTCGCCCGGTGGGCGGGTAAGTGGGGGGACAAGAAGGTCCTCGAGTGGTACACCAACCGCCCGCTGTGGATTGGGAAGTCGATGCGCGCGTTCGCCACGGCTCAGCGCACAGGGGCTCTTGGGCACAACGGTGACAAGGACTACGCCCGGCACATCGCGAACGCCCGCAAAGGTGACCTGAAGATCCGGGACGACGACGAGACCCCGCTGTGGACCATCTACAAGGAGCGCCCCGACTCCGACAAGTACATCGACCTGGCGATGGCTGGGTGCCTGTCGTGGGAAGCCCAGCGGACCGTCATTGCCCGCGGTGGTTGGGAACGCAAGAAACCGGCCAAGATGATCGTGATGCGATGAGGGGGTGGCGGTGGAACGCACCCCTGAGCAGTGGTTGGCGAAGTTGCAGATCGAGCACAACGCCAAGCTCGAGCAGTTGCAGAGGTGGAACTCCTATTACGAGGGTGAGCAGGAGCTGTCCTACCTCGCCCCCGAATTGCTCGCCGAGATGGGTGACCGTCTGCGCGCGGTTGTCATCAACTGGCCGCGGCTGGTGGTCGACTCCGTCGAGGAGCGCATGGATGTTCGCGGGTTCCGGCTTCCCGGTCAGGCCCGGGGAGACGCGGATCTGTGGCGGCTGTGGCAGTACAACAACCTCGACGAGCTGTCCCAGCAGGCTCACGTCGATGCCCTGGTCATGGGTCGGTCGTATGTGATCATCGGGACGAATGAGGACGACGAGGACACCCCGCGGATCACCGTGGAGTCCCCGCTCGAGGCGTACGCCTGCCACGACCCACGTACCCGCAAGGTGGCAGCCGCCTACAAGAAGTGGTCGGATGTCGACCCGGACGGCAAGACCATCGAGTACGTCACCCTGTACCTGCCCGACTCCACCCGGTATTACCGCAAGACCGACGGCAAGTGGGAACTCGATCCCGACTACGAGGTCGACGAACACGAGCTGGGTGTGGTGCCGGTGGTGCCGCTGGTGAACCGGGCGCGCACCGGGAAGATGGACGGGGTCAGCGAACTCAAGGACGTCATCCCCCTGTCCGACGCGGCGTGCAAGTCGGCGACGGACATGATGGTCACCTCCGAGTTTCACGCGGCCCCCCGCCGGTGGGCGTTGGGGTTCGACCCGGAGGACTTCCAGGATGAGAACGGCAACAGGGTGTCCGCGTTCTCGCGGATCATCGGCCGTATCTGGGCGTCGAGGAAGTCCAAGAAGGATGGCGCCGAGGTCGGGCAGTTCCCGGAGGCGCAGCTCAGCAACTTCCACGAGACGTTGAAACTGCTGGCGCAGTTCGTGGCGTCGATGGGTGCGTTGCCGCCGCAGTTCATGGGGTTCACCACCGACAACCCGGCGTCCGCGGATGCGATGCGGTCGTCGGAAACCCGGCTGATCAAGCGGGCGGAGCGCAAGCGGGTGCCGTGGTCGGGCACCTGGGAGGAAGTCATGCGCATCGCCAACCGCATCCGCACCGGCGAGTGGTCGGACGAGTACAAGCGCATGGAGACCATGTGGGTTCCCGCCGCTACCCCGACGGTTGCCCAACAGGCGGACGCCGCGGTCAAGAAGCACGCCGACAAGATCGTGCCGTTGCGGCAGACCCGCGAGGACCTCGGGTACACCGACATCGAAATCGAGCGCATGGAAGAGGAAGACGCCAGGGCTCTCGAGCGGGAGACCAACGCGTTGTTCGGCCCACCGAAGCCCCCGGGCCCCGCCCCGGCGGCCCCTGCCCCGGTTCCGGTCCCGGCGTGACGTCGCCGGAGACCTACCAGCAGGAGTTGACCGGTGTCACCCGCAGGGCCTTGGCTCTGGTGCTGGCACTGTTCGACCGCACCACTCCACTCAACGCGTTCCGGCACTGGCCGCCGTTGGTCGCCACAGCGACCGCGGTGATGATGGCTGCCCAAACCGTGGCCGCGGAGATGGGTGGCCCGTACGTGGCCGCCGCCCTCGGGGAAGACCTGCTCGCCGAGGTGGCCGCTGACGGCTTCGCCGGGACCGGGTCCGGTGGCTACGACTTGACGTCGCTGCTGACGCTGCCGTTGCAAGGCTGGACCGGTGAGGCTCGGTGGTGGCAGCAGGCCCGCAACAAGGTCGCCATGTACACCGAGACTGCGGTGACCGACGCCGGACGCCAAGCTGCGGGCGCGGCCACGGCGGCGTCACACGCGGCGGGCTACTACCGGCGCCTGCGGCTCCCGTCGTGCGCACGGTGCGCGATCTTGGCGGGCCGTTTTTACCGGTGGAACAGTGGGTTCCGTCGACACCCGCGGTGCGACTGCACTCATGTACCTGTCCATACTGCCGGGGACGGGTCCGAGTTCGACCCCCGTCAAGCCGTCCTCGACGGCCACGTCCGCGGACTGTCCGCCGCGAACACCGAAGCGATCCGTCTCGGCGCCGACCCGGCCCAGGTGGTCAACGCCCAGTCCGGCATGTACACCGCTGGCGGTTACCAGTTCACCCGCACCGGAACATCTCGGCGGGCGATTGGCGGTGCCCGGATCTTGGCCAAGGCACTGGACCAGTCCTTGGGGTGGGATACAGCGGACAAGACGTACACGAACCTGACGGTGGACCGGTACCTGATCAACCGATACGCGGCCCTGTTCCGCCGCGGAACCACCCACACCCGGATCACCTCGACGGGGCGGGAACAGCGGTACGCGTACCGGTTCGCCGCCACACCACGGCCCACGGCCGATCAGATCATCACCACGGCCAGTAGCCGGGCCGAGGCGATCAGGCTCCTCACCAACTACGGCTACCTCATCTAGCACCCCGCGTGGCGCCGACATGGGGCCCGCGATCACCCGACATGGGAGATGCACGTGCGTAACACCCAACCCTGGTTGAAGGTCGCCCCCGACTGGTTCGTGATCACTCGACACGAGGACCCGGACCCGCAGGACCCGCCCACCGACCCGGAACCCACGCCCGACCCGGACCCCGAACCGGAGCCCGAACCCGCGCCGGAACCGCCTGCCAAGGGCAAGGACCCGGCTGCCGAGGTCGAGAAGTGGAAGGCCCAGTCCCGCAAGCACGAAGCCGAGGCCAAGAAGAACGCCGCCGCGGCGAAGCGCCTGGCGGAGATCGACGCGCAGAACCTGACCGAGACGGAGAAGCTCACCGCCGCCAAGGAGAGGGCCGAAGCACAAGCCGCCGCCGCCATCAAGCGGGCCGTGTTCGCCGAAGTCAAGGCCCTGGCCTCCACCGAGTTCGCCGACCCCACCGACGCCGAAACCGTCATCACTCCCGCCGACTACATCGGCGACGACGGAGACATCGACGTCGAGGCCATCAAGGCCAAGCTCGAGGAAACCCTCGCCGCGAAGCCGCACTGGCGCAAGCCCGCCGACACCCCGCCGAAGCCACGCAGCCCCAAGCCCGACCCCGGGCAGGGACCTCGAGGTGGCGACGGGAAGGTCGACTTCCGCACCGCCACCCCCGAGGAATACCAGGCGGAGATGGCCAAGCTCGGGCTCCGAACCCGCTCGTGATCCACGTCGCCGTCACGCTCACCGCGGGACGCACCTCCATCGAGGTGACCGGACACGAGGGCCACGCCGTCGGCGGCCAAGTGTGCGCCGCGATCACCGCCATCACCCAAACCGCGGTCCTGGGGCTCGAGCAGTACGCCCAGGCATACCCGGACCTTGTGTCCATCCAGATCACCACACAGGAGTAGTACATGACCAGCGCGACCGCCATCCGGCCGTGGTTCACGCTCGACCGTCACGATGTGCGGTCGACGATGCCCGCGGCCATCCAGGCCCTCATGCAGAACGGGTTGCTCGAGCGGACCTTCCAGGACGCCCTGCTGCCGGAGTTCCAGTTCGCCGCGATCGCCGACAACGAGCCGTGGGCGGCGGGTGTCGGCGACACCGCGACCCGCACCCGCACCGGGCTGATCGCCACCACCCCCGCCCCCATCACCGGCTCGGACCCGTCGCCGTCGACCTACGCCATCGAGCAGTGGTCCGTGACGATGGACCAGTACGGCAACTCGATCGACACCAACATGCTGGTGTCGGCGATGACCCTCGGCCCGAAGTACCTGCGTGACGCCCAAACCCTGGCCATCAACGCGGGGCAGACCCTCAACCAGGTGGCGCGCAACAAGCTGTACGGGGCGTACGCCGGTGGCCGCACCTGGTGCACCGTGGCGGGCACCTCCGACTCGTCCATCACGGTCGCCTCCACCGCCGGGTTCACCACCGTCAACGTCAACGGTGTCCCGACTCCGGTGTCGGGGGCTAACCCGCTGCCGGTGACCATCGGCGGTGTCGCGAACACCGTGACCGGTGTCGCCGGGCAGGTCCTCACCCTGGGCACCGCCCGCGCCGACGTCCTCGGTGACGCCGTCGTCGCTTCCAACGCCCCCCTGTCCTACCGGGCGTCGGCCCGCGCCACCGCCTACGACATCACCTCCTCCGACGTGGCCACCCTGGCCCTGTTCCGGTCGGCGGTGACCCGGCTGCGCAAGCAGAACGTGCCCTCCAACGGCGGCTACTACACCGCGCACATCCCCCCGGACACCGAGGCGCAACTGTTCGCCGACGCCGACTTCAAGCAGGCGTTGCAGGGCCGCATCGACTCCCCGGTGTACCGGGATCTGTCGATCGGCCGGTTCGCGGGCATCGACTGGGTGCGCAACAACGAGACCCCCACCGCCACCTCGGCCACCGGCGTGCAGGTGCAGCGCCCGCTGGTCGTCGGCGACGGGGCGCTCACGGCGAACCCGTTCGAGAACATCGGGTCCCTGCTGGGCGGCACCGGCGTCGAGGGTTCGCCGAACATCATGATGGTCGGACCGGCCACCGGCGTGCAGGTCGCGCTGATCGTCCGCCCCCCGCAGGACCGGTTCCAGCAGAACATCTCCACCACGTGGTCGTGGGTCGGCGACTTCGGTGTGCCCTCCGACCAGACCGCCGCCACCGGCGACCCCGCCCGCTACAAGCGCGCGGTCATGGTCGAGCACGCCTCCTGATCACCCCCTGTACCACGGAAGGAACACACCCTGATGAGGGCACGAGTCAACGGTGATCTGGTCGCCGTGAAGGACGGCCAGCAGCTCACCTACCGCGACGGCGAGGTCGTCACCGGCGACGTCGCCGCCTACCTGATCCGCACCGGCGCCGCGGTCACCGCCGACGACGCCGACGCGGAGAAGGTGGCCGCCGAAGTGGCGGACAACGACTTCGCCGGGCGCGACGAGATCGGCGAGGTCCAGCAGGACCCCACCCACAAGGGCCCCAAGGGCCGCCCCCCGTACGGCACCGCCATCGCCCCCGAGGGTGCCGTGCCGGACCCCCGGCGCGACGTGTCCACCGGGTTCGTCGACGCCAACAACCCCCCGCCCGGGGTCGTGGTGAACAAGGACGGCACCGTCTCCGACACCGCGCAGCGCACCGTCCCCGACACCCCCGCCGAGTTCGCGGGCACCCCGGAGACCACCGGCGATGACACCCCGGACGCGGGTGCGCAGCCGGGTGCGGACGCCAAGATCGACGACGTCCTCGCCTGGGTCGGTGACGACATCACCCGGGCAGGGCAGGCCAAGACCGTCGAGGAGTCCAAGGGCGACAAGGCCCGCTCCCGGCTGATCGCCAAGCTCGACGACATCGGCAAGGGCGACACCGCCCACTGATCAGGAACGGAGGTGGGTGGTGCAACCGCTGGCCACAGTCCCGCAACTCGCCACCCACCTTCGCGTCCCGATCGGCGAACTCGACGTCGTCGCCGCGGAACAGGACCTGCGACTGGTGTCCGGGCTCGTGCGGTGGGTGGCAGGACAGGACATCACATTCGTCGCCCACGACACCGTCGTACTCACCGGCGGCGAGCAGTACCTGACCCTGCCCCAACGACCCGTGGTGGTCGACGCAGACAACCCGCTGACCGTGACCGAGATGGTCAACGGAACTGCCCCCGGCACCCCCGTGGTCGAGAACGTCGGCTACACCCGCGTCGGCGGCCGCCTCGACCGCGGCCCGGACGCGTGGTGGTGGGGCGCGTCCCGCCTACAGGGGTGGCCCTACACCCGGGGCCGCGGAGTATGGGCACCGTACGTGTCGGTCACCTATTCCCACGGGTACCGGGAAGTCCCCGACGCGATCCTCAAGGTCGTGCTGGACGCCCTCAAACCCGACTACACCAACCCCTCCGGGCTCCGGTCCTGGCAGGTGCCCGAGTACTCGGAGACCTACGCCACCGAAACACTCGGCGCCGGGGCAGTGGGCACCATCCGCGCCACCATGACGGCGATCGGTGTCCGCCGCGGTGGGGCATTCAGCATCTGAGGAGAGCGACCATGACCGACCCCACTGTCACCGTCCTCCGCGACGGTGACGGAAACGCCCACTGGACCTCACCAACGTCGGAGTTCGCGATGAACGGGCTCGCCGACGGCACCCTCACCGAAGTCACCGAGGAGGCCAACCATGCCACCATCGGCGAACATCCGCAGGGTCCTGACGCACCCACTGGTGGTGACGACCCCACTCCCGGCGACGACGGACCCGCAGACGGGGCGGACAGTGACACCGGCGCCTCGCAGCGAAAGCGTCCACGGCAGGGTCAGCCAGGCACCGGTGGCTAACGTCTCCGCCGCCACCGAGAACAACATCGGTCAGGCAACCACCATCTCCGCGTGGACGGTGCTCCTGCCGGTCGGCACCACCGTCACTTCCCAATCCACCGTCGAGCACCCAGCCACCGGGCGGAAGTGGCAGATCGAGGGCAATCCCACCGGGCGCCCCGACCACGACCCCGTGTTCATCGCCGCAGCCATGCGGCTCATCTCCGACATGCAATAGGAGCCCCAGATGGCCGCAACGCTCGGCACCGTCTACAGCCTCGACCACATCACCCCCATCAACCGCCCCACCCCCGTCGCCTGCGACGCGGTCAACGGCAACCGGGTCCCCAACGGGGGCACGCTGATGATCGAGTTCACCCCCGCCGCGGGCGGCACGGTCACCGTCACGTTCCCGAACAAGGTCGACGGGCAGACCGTGTCTCCACTGACCTACACGCTCACCGGCACCACGCCCCGCCTCGTCGGTGGGTGGCCGGTCAGCATCTACGGCGCCGAGCTGACCTTCACCGCCTCGGTGAACACCATCACTTACATCGCCTACCAGGTGTAGAGCCGATGGCCGGGGTCAAGGTCACCGTCAACGCCGCCGCCGCGATCGCCGCCGCCTACAAGGCGTCCACACCTCGACGGGTGGAGATCGCCGAGGAGATCGCTTCCAATGCCATCGACACCGCCCCCGTCGTCACTGGCGAGTACCGGGGCGGCATCGGGGTCACCGTCTCCGGTGACCGGGTGTCCGTACGCGACAACGACCCGGAAGCCTTCTGGAAGGAATACGGGACCGTCGACACCCCGGCGCACGCCACTCTGACCGACGCGGCCCGCCCACACGGCCGGTACACGGGGTTCACACCCGGGCGGAGGTGACCTGTGGTCCTGCCACGCATGGACCTCATCGCCCGTCAGATCCTCCACGAGGACCCCGGCTTCTCCGCCCTCATCCCCGCCGCCCGCCTGGGGTACACGGTGCCGACCCCGGTCACCGCGCCGTTCGTGCGGGTGCAGTGTCCCAACGCGTCCCCCGCCAACGGGGACCTGGTGCTGTGGCGGCCACTGATCCAGGTTGACGCCTACGCCCCACCCGGGGACACCGCTGAGGACGTAGTGTGGAACCTGGTGGCCACCGCGGGGCAAGTGCTGCACCGCACCCGCAACCGAACTGTCGGTGACGTCACCCTCTCCGGTCGCCTCGTCGACGGCCCCATCCCTGGGTACGACACGTCACGCGGCGAGTCGACCCCACTCGTGAGATGCACGGTCCGGGCAGTGCTCGCCTTGCACCTCCGTTGAACCCCCGCCCGCCGTTTTATGGCTGGGTGCCTTGCGGCGGCGGGCGGGCCATACCTACAAGGCACCCGTGCACGACTCCTGCAAGGCACCCAACCCCTAACCCCTTGGCCCGACTGTCGGGCACTAGTGCAGGAGGACACTCTTGTCTACCTACGCCGACTCGTCGAAGGCCACAGTCTGGCTGGACGGCGACGCTTTCCGCGCCCCCGCCGGGACCGCGATCCCCGCCGACATCTTCGCCACCGCCCTCCCCGGGTGGGACGCGTTCGGTGGCGTCGAGGCCGGATTCACGGTGGAACGCCCCCAGGAAGTCACCAAGTACCCGATCTTCAACGCCACGGGCACCTACAAGTCCCGCAAGAGCCAGGAAGAGCCGGTCATCAAGCTGCGCGCCGTCGACCTGTCCAAGGCGTCCGCTCTGACCCTGCTCACCGGCGGCTCGATCACCGCCGCGAACGGCGGCTACAAGTGGGTTGAGGGTGACGCCGAGAACTTCGCGCTGATCGTCCGCGTGAACGACGCTTCCCGCAAGAAGGCGTACTACGTCGAGAAGGGCGAACTGAACAACCGCCCCCCGGAGACGCTGAACGACCAGCAGCTCATGGGCTGGGACCTGGAGATCAACGTCCTCACCCCCGCTTCCGGTGGGAAGCCGATCATCCCGTTCACCTCCGACAACCCGCTCGCCTAGGAGTAGACCGTCATGACGCAAGGCACCCGCACTCCCAAGCCCCGCACCAAGCCCACCACCAACCCCCAGGAACTCGACCTAGACGACTGGCTCGCCGTGCGCGGTCTCACCGAGAAGCGCATGAAGATCGGCGGCAAGTGGTTCCGCTTCACCGGGTCCGGCACCAGCGAACAGGTCACCGCGTTCGCAGCCGCCCTGGAGAAGGGCGACCTTGTGCAGATCACGTCCCTCATGCTGGTAGACCCCACCGAAGCCGACGAACTGGCGAAGGCATGGAAGGTGCAGCACCAACCCCTCAACGCCAAAGACGAAAGCGAGTACGCCGCCCGCATCGTGAACCACCTCATGTCCGGGGCCGACATGGGGGAATCCTCGGCGTCCTGACCGGGGTTTACGGACTCTGGTGGGACGCCTGCCTCACCGACTGGTGGCAGATGGGCCGGGACCTGCGCATCGACCTCGCTACCCGACCGGCCGTGGATGTGGTCGCCGTGGTGAAGCAGCTGGTGGCGCAGAAAGGCACCTGCCTGCGCCGCGCTCTGCTCGGCGACGACGACTGGGGCCCGCACGAGGAGAACACCGCCCGCCTGTTGGATGCCCTGTACTACCAGCAGGAGCAAGCATGGATCGACCGGATTACCGACCCAGACGACCAAGCCATCGCCCGGGAACGGGCCCTACGCAAAGCGGGACGCAGCAGGCCTCCTGAGGACCCGCCCATCCGGCCCGTGGCGCTACGCCCAGAGGGCGTTACCCAAGCCCTGCTTGACGAGTACGTGCACCGCCTCACCCCCCAAGACCAGCAGCAAACACCGCCCACGTTGGACAACTTCGACGCGGTGATCAGCCGACTGTGACAGGGGGTGGACGTTGACCAACCCCACCGGGCGCATCGAAATCGAGGTCGTCCCCGACCTCAACCAGTTCCCCGGCAAGCTCTCCTCCGGGCTGCGAGGGGTGTCTGGGCTCGCTGGCTCCATCGGCAAGGGTCTCGGCGTCGCCGTTGCCGCTGGTACCGCCGTCGCCGCGGTGGGCCTCAAGCAGGTCATCACCCTCGGCAACGAGTACCAGGGGAATCTCAACGAGATTCAGGCGGTCTCCGGTGCGACTGCGGACCAGATGCGCCGTGTCGGGGACACCGCCAAGGCGCTCGGCGGGGACCTGACCCTGCCCGCCACCTCGGCGGCGGATGCCGCCGCGGCGATGGTGGAACTGGCTAAGGGTGGGCTCAGCGTCGATGAGGCGATGAAGGCCGCCAAGGGCACCCTGCAACTCGCCGCCGCCGCGCAGACCGACGGCGCCACCGCAGCCGAGATCCAGTCGTCGGCGCTGAACGCGTTCGGGTTGGCGGCCGGGCAAGCGAGCCGTGTCGCTGACGTGCTGGCCAACACCAGCAACGCCGCCGCGGGCAGCATCATCGACGTCGGGTACTCCCTCAAATACGTGGCCCCCGTCGCCGCCGCGTTGAAGATCAGCATCGAGGACACCGCCTCCGCGATCGGACTGTTGGCCAACCAGGGTGTCAAGGGTGAGCAGGCGGGCACCAGCCTGCGCGGCATCCTCGCGTCCCTGTCCTCGCCGTCCAAAGAGGCCAAGAAGGCCATGGACGCGCTGGGGTTGTCGGTGTTCGACGCGCAGGGCAAGTTCGTAGGCCTCCGCGTCTTCACTGACCAACTCGCCAAGGCCAAGGGGCGACTCACCGATCAGCAGTTCGCCGCCGCAGCGTCCACCGCGTTTGGGAACGAGGGGCTCACCGCCGCGAACGCATTGGCGGCTGAGGGCACCAAGGGTTTCGACGAGATGGCCAAGGCCGTCGCCCGCCAAGGCGGGGCAGCCGAAGTCGCCGCCGCCCGCACCAAGGGACTCGGCGGTGCCCTCGAAGGTTTCCAGTCACAGGTGGAAACCCTTCAGATCGGCATCTACGAAGCCATCGCCCCATCCCTGGACAAAGCCGTGCGCGCGGCGTCGGAGGGCCTCACCCGCCTCACCCCCACCGTGGTGTCCGGCATCCAGACCGCCGTGGACGTGGGCACCACGTTCGGCCCGAAACTGGCCGCCGCCCTGCAATCCAAGGCAGGGGACCTCGCCAACGTCGGCCGCAAACTCGTGGAGCCCCTCGCCCGCGGACTGGTGGATGTCGCCAACGGCGGCGTCAACGTCGCCATCACCGCGGTCAAGGGCTTCTCCGACGTCGCCCGCAACGCCGTCGACACGGTCACCCCCCTCGCCCGCGGGGTGGGGGAATTGGTCGGGTCGCTGTCCAACGCGGGTGGTCCGATCGGCGCCGCCGGTGCAGCCCTGGGGATCATGTACGACGCCGCCTCCGGGCTCGTCAACATCCTGTCCCCAGTGGTCGACGTCGCCACCGCACTGGTCGGTGCCGCCACCGACCTGCCGGGCCCCATCCAGACCGCGGCGATCGCGCTACTGGCACTGCGGTTCGGCCCGTCCCTGCTGGGGTCGCTGCGGAACGCGTTCACCGGTGTCCGCACCGAAGCCGACGGGGCAGCCAAGTCCACCGGGCTCCTCGGGCGGGCGTTCTCCACCGTCACCGCGCCTGTGCGTCTCGTCGCCGGTGGACTCAGCTCAGTGGCTTCCACCGTCCGCCAGTTCAACGACGAGGCGCGCGTCGCCCAATCCCTGGGCGGGCTGCGGGACCACATCACCAACATCGGCGCCGGTGCCGCAACCGCAGGCCCGGCGGTGGGGAAACTCGCCGGGTACACCGCCGCGTTCAACACCTCCACCATCCCCGCAGTGGCGGCGGCACGATCCTTCCGGGATCAGACCGTCGCCATCCGCGACGCGGCAGCCGGGGCCGGACAGCCCATGTCCGCGTTCGGCGCCGCGATCGGCACTGTGGTGGAACGCTCGTCAGGGCTGTCCGCAGTCGCCGCGTCGTTCACCCGCGCGTCAACCGCGGTAGATGGGACCGGGTCCGCCTTCGGGCGACTTGCCGCAGTCGCCGCAGGTACTACGGCCGCCGTCGGGACGGGGCTCGTCCGCGCCGCCTCCGGACTGGTTGGCGCGCTTGGCGGGCCCTTCGGAATCGCCATCGCCGGGGCTAGCATCGGCCTAGGGCTCTTGGCAGACCATCAGGCCAAGGCGGCGCAGTCGGCGGCAGAACACCAGCGTCGGATTGCCCAAGTTGCTGACACGTTGGACCGGCAGACGGGTGCTGCGACCAAGGCGACGAGGGAACTCAAGGCGAAGGAACTGGCCGAGTCCGGTCTTTTCGCTACTGCGTCCAAGCTCGCGATATCGCAGAGCGACTTGGTCGATGCGTTCACAGGACAAGCCCCAGCGATCGAGAGCGTGAACTTGGCTCTACGGTCGAACGCGAAGCAGTTCGCTTCCAGTAGTGGGATAGTCCAGGAGTACGTCCGCCTGTTCGCGGACTCCCCCGGTTTCCTTGATCTGTTCACGGAAGCCACCTTGGGGAACGAGTCTGCGCTCAAGAAGCTGCAAGAGCAGTACCCGGAAAATGCCCAGGTACTGTCCCTCCTCGTCGAAGAGGTGTCGAAGGCCGACCCGAAGTACCGGGCGTTGGCTCAAGCGCTCGGCATATCCAACGACGAACTCGGTGTTGCAGCCCAGAACACGAAGGACGTGGCAGCGGCTCAGGGCACCGCCAAGGGGCCCTTGAACGACTTCGCTGCGGCCATGGGCAAGGTGTCTTCATCTACCGCCACGGCACAAGACCGGGCCAATGGGCTACGCGAAGCCATGCGCGCTCTGACCGGTGGGGTGCAGGATGCACGGGACGCCCAGGCGACCTTCTACGGTGCGATCGACGGACTAGCGGAGCGGCTCGGCAACGCGACAGGCAAACTGACCGTCACGAACGGCCAGTTCGATGTGACCAGCGAGAAGGGTCGCCAGCTCAACGAGACGTTGAAGACCATGCAGACGGGGTTCACCGACTATGCGGCGGCCCAGTCCCAAGCTGGTAAGTCGTCCGCTGAGATCGCGACGGGCCTTGGTGCGATGCGGGACGCCGCGATCAACGCCCTTGAGCCCATCGCGGGCACGAGGGCAGAGGCGATCAAGCTGGTCGACTCGATGGGCCTGTTCCCGCAGGACGTGTCCATCCAAGTCAACACCCCCGGCATCGGGCCTGCGACGGAAGCGGCGAAGCTCCTCGGCGGCAGCCTGCTAGCGATCAAGGACAAGTCGGTGACCGTCAAGGCACTGACGGCGGAAGCCGAGAAGTCCCTGCTCGCCCTCGGGTTCAAGATCGAGAAGATGGAAGACGGCACGGTGAGGATCACCGCCGATGACGAAGCGGCCATGTCGCAGCTGCAAAACCTGCTGGCCGTAGTCAACTCCAGCACGGGAACAGCGAAGATCGCGGGGGACCCGCAACCCGCATACGACGCCACCGGCAGGTTGATCCAGCACATCGACCGGTCTAAAGGCACGGTCACTGGTGACGCGAACCTAGCCCCGGCGTACAACTCCGCAGGCCAGTTCATCGGGTTCGTGAACCGTTCCTACGCCACCACAACCGGACGGGCGGACTTCAAGCCCGCTTACGACGCAACCGGACAGGTGATCGGGTACATCAACACCCGCACCGGCACCATCAACGTGGGCGCGAACACCAGCGCGGCCCGGGAAGCGATCGATGGTTTCATCGGCGCCTACGGGTCGAAGCAGATCCGGATCGGTGTCGCGGTCAACGCGCGTGCTGTCGGCGCCATGGCAACGGGCGGCATCCTCGCCGCCTACGCCAACGGCGGGATCGCCAGCGCTAAGGGGTTCGCCGCGGGTGGGTTAGCTCAGCAGCTGACTCCGATGCGGGGCGGGTACGCCGACATTGTGCCGCCGAACACGTGGCGGGTCATCGGTGACCGGCTTCGGGACCGTGAGGCGTACATCCCCATCGTTCCCGGGTCCAGCCGGTCCGAAGGGGTCCTCGCCCAAACCGCTCGGGAGATGGGGTTTGCCCTGACTCGTCTCTACGCCAACGGGGGCGTTGCCTCCACCACCGCTGCGGGTAGCCGGACCGGATCGACGAGGCCTGGGGGTGTGGTGGTCGAGAACCTCACTCTCAACGCCCTGGACGACAGGTTCCGTTTGTCGCAGGTGGAGGAAACCCTCAAGTACGCGGGTATCCACTGATGGCCCCCCTCACCCTGGATGGGCAGGTGGAGATCAACGGCTTGCTGTTGGGGCCGGGCACCACCTACATGGTGATGGCCGAGTTCAACATGTGGACCCGGTCGGTCCGGTTCACCGAGGCCGACCGGGTCTGGGGGCCGGGGGCGTGGTCGGGGCGGGAAGACACCGAAGCGGTGGCGATCCCCCTGCCGATTGTCATTGACACCGCCGATCCCGCCGCTTGGTTGGACGCCCTGCATACCCTGATGGCCGCATTGTCCGCGTCCTCAACCGACGTGCTGCTGCGGTGGCGGTGGTCGGGCACCGTGTACCGGATGTCGGTCCGCCCGCGACTGGTGGACCCGAACGTCACCACTGCCGCCTACGGGTGGGGGCCGGTGACGGTGGCGCTGAAAGCTCTCGACCCGAGGGTGTACAAGGACAGCACCTCCACGGTCGAGTTGGGGCTGCCGGTGACCACGGGCGGGTTGACGCTGCCGTTCACGGTCCCGTTCACCATCGGTGCCACCACCGTCTCCGGTCGGGCCACCATCATCAACACCGGCAAAGCCACGACCGGATTACGGGTCCGGTTCAACGCCAACGGGTCCGCCTTGCAGGAACCGCGGGTGACGGTGATCAGCGGCGGCGTGACCACCGTTCTCCGGGCGGGGTTCACTCTCGCCGCGGGCCAGTGGCTCACCGTCCACACCGAGGCACGCACCGCGTATCTCAACGACGCTGTTTCCCGCCGCGGCTACATGTCCGGTGACTTCCCCCTCCTCCCCCCCGGGGTGTCGGAGGTGTCGTTCGACGCCGGAGTCTATTCGTCCACCGCGTCCCTACTGGTGTCCTGGGAGGACGCATATGCCTGACGTGTCCTGGATCAACGCCAACGCCGGTGCCCCCGCCTACTCCGCGGCGGTCCTGCGTCGACTCGACGCCATGTCCTACATCTACGGGGGCCGCGTCCTCGGCGCCCGCCACGGGGTTCGACCGGGTGGGGCCACCACCTACGTGCAGGTGTCCGGGGTCAACGTCACCGTGCAGCCGCATGTGGGGATCATCGACCCCGGGTTGACCACCACACAGGGCCCGTACACCTATTGCCTGGAGGTGGTGCAGACCCCCACCGGCGGCAACTTGGTCCCCGCGAACGCCACGAACCCCCGCAAGGACATTGTCGTCGTCCGGGTGTACGACAATGACGAGGACTCCTCCGGGCTGCGCCTGGTCCGCACCGAGTACATCCCCGGTACCGCGGCCAGCACCCCGGTTGAACCCGCGGTGCCCGCCGGGGCGCTCCGGTTGGCCACCATCGACGTCCCCGCCTCCGGCGGAGGGTCCCCGGTGGTCACCGTCAACGCGCCCTACACGGTGGCGTCCGGTGGTGTCATCCCGTGCCGGTCCAAGGACGAGCGCGACGCCCTCTCCCCGTACCCGGGGATGCTCTGCTACCGGCGCGACCGCAGGTGGATTGAGGGCCACGACGGCACCGCTTGGCGGGTCATCGGCACCGCCTACCTGTCCAACCCCGCGGACCTGGCCACCGCCATCGACAACCCGTACAGCGGGCAGTTGGCGATGGGCAACAACACCCTCTACATCTACTACGCGGGCAGTGGGTGGCAAGAAGCCGCGTCCCCCCGCACCCCGCGGGGCATCATCGCCCGCGGCAACCGCGGAACCGCGTCATCCTACGGGATCAACCCCGACATTCCGGTCCTGCGCATCGACTCCGTGCCGCTGAAAGCAGGGCGCCTGTACAAGGTGTCCACCGGGCCCCTGCCGCTGGATTCCAGCGTTGTCAACGACGAGGTGCTGGCCCGGATCAGGTACACCATGGACAACACGCAGGCCACCATCGCCAGCCCGATCCTGCCCGGATCGATCGTGCAAGCCCGGCTGACCGACGTGTTCTTGTCTGAGCACGCCAGCATCACCACCCTGATCAACCCGGGTGCGGTCGACGTCGTCGCTTCTTTCCTGCTGACAGTGGGGCGTTTGGCGGGGACGGGAAACGTCGGGCTCGCCACCAACGCGGCCTCCATCGACTCCATCAACTTGTGGGTCGAGGACATCGGCGCCGACGTCCCCGACACCGGTGTGGACCTGTAGTGGCCCTGGACCTGCGGTGGGTCGGGTGCGATCTGCGCACCGGCCGGGTGATCGAGGAGCTGCCCGGGTTGCAGGTGTCGGGGTCCATCTCCCGCCTGCTGGCCACCTACACCAGCGCCCAAGCCACGCTGCCGTTGGCGACCAGTGGCCCGGTCAAGACGCCCCTGGAGTGGGTGGCCGCGACCGAACCGGACCGGTCCATGATCGTCGCCGTTCTCGCCGGGGTGCCGGTGTGGGCGGGCATCCCGGTTCGCCGCTCGCGCGGGTCCGACCCGGTGGTCACCCTCGGGCTGGTGTCCCTGGAGGGCTACCTCGACAGGCGGTTCACCGGGGACCAGGCGTGGACCTTGGCCAACGAATGCTCAGTGATCATGAAGGGCCTGCTCCAAGAGGCCAACGACGAGGGTATCGGGATCGTCATCGACGCCCCCGTGTGCACCACCACCCGGTCAGTGGACATCAAGGACCAGGACGACAAAACCGTGTATTCCGCGCTGCGCACCATCATGGCCATGGAAGACGGACCCGAGTGGACCATTGACCTGCAATGGGCGGACGGCAACCAGAACGTGGTGTCGAAGATCGCCCGAGTGCGGCACCGCATCGGCCAGCGAGCCAGCATCCCGTCGGCGGTGTTCGATGTGCGCCCGAACGCGGTCCTCGACAGCCGCGGGGGGGCGTCGTCCACCTACGAGTTCGTCGACGACTTTACCGCAGGCCGCGGCGCGAACCACGTCATCGCCACATCCTCCGGGCAGGGCGACACACGCCCGCAGTCGCTCCCGGCCCGGTCGGCGAACCTCACCGCCGGGCTGGCGCCCCGGTGGGAACACCGATTCTCGCCGGGGTCAAACATCACCGACCTCGACGACCTAGACTCCGCAGCACGATCCGCCCTGGCGTTGATGTCCACCGGGGCGCACCCACTCACCATCACCGCCCGCGCCGACGCCGACCCTGTCCTGGGCACCGACTGGAACATTGGCGACGACATCGGCTATGACGTCATCGGCCCCGGCCACCCCACCGGGCTCACAGGGCAGGCCCGCGCCATCGGCTGGACCCTCGACCCCAACGCCGGGACGGTGTCCCCGATCCTGCTCACACCAGGGGACGAGGTGGTGTCGTGAGCCTGCCCGACAGCCAAGTGGACCTGTCCGCGATCGACTCCCTCAAACGCGACATCGCCGACCTGAAACGGCAAGTGCGGGAGATGGCCGCGGCGCGGACCGCCGCCGCCACGACCATCCCGGGGGACGGCGCCCTGACGATCATGTCAGCCGACGGCACCCGCAAGCTCGTTCTCACCGACTCCCGCGTCCGCATCTACCCGGACCTGGTCTCCAAACCCGACGCGTACTTCTACTGGTACATCGCCGCACCACTCCACGTGGCCGAGTCCGGCTACTACACCCCCGAGTCCGACAACCACGTCGGCGGGGTGGTGCGCCACAGCCCCGCCGGGCTGGACCTCTTCGCCTACCCCGACGTCGGCGGCGCGGGGGAAATGCAGTGGCTGGCGATGGACCCGTCCGGGGGCATCACCCCCATCGGCACCATCGGCAACTTCGTCGACAATTCCGCCGCCTGGTACATCGGCAAGGTCACCGGCCAGTCTGCGGGCAACATCACCGTCACCTATCCGAACACCTACAAAACCGTGCCGTACCCGATATACGCGGTGAAAGCCTCCACCGCCTGCACGCACGCGATCACCGCCTACTCGACCAGCGGCTTCACGGTCAACGTCGGCGCCGGGCCCACCGCGGGCAGCGTCGAGGTCATGGTCTGGGCACCTCGCCCGACCAATCCGTGAACTGATCTGTCAACGCCAAACCTGACCGACGAAACCACCTGGGGGATCGGGGAGTGCGTCACTCATGAGAATCGGACACACCGGCAGGACCCGGGTCGAGGAGCTGATCCTTGCTGTCGTATTGCTGGTCATCGCTACACGCACCGCGCTGCCATTGGGCGCCACGATCTACGGCACCTACACGGTGAAGGTGATCTTCGCCGTCCTGATCGCCGGGCCGGGAGTGTGGCTGCTGGCGGTGCGCAGCCTCGCACGACGCAAACGTGCCCTGCTGGCCGTGTTCGTTACCTACATGTACTGCGGGGGTCTCACGGTGATCCTGGACTGGAAGCGTTACGCGGCGGGGGCTTGCGTGATCGGCTTGGGGCTTCTCACCGGTTACCTCTACTACCTGACCCGTGAGGAGATCCTCAGATGGACCCCGTCGCCCTCATCGCCACAGCCCTCGGTGGAGCCGGAGCCGGAGCGTACATCCTCAAGCGACTAGTCGACCGGCTCCTTGACCGGGGCAAGGTCCGTATCGACGAAGCTGCGGCGATCCGCGCCGAGCTCCGCTCGGAGATCGACCGGAAGAACAAGGAAATCGAAGCTCTGGAACAGCGCCGCGAGCTGCGCGAGAAGGACCTGCGCGACCGGATCGAGAACCTCGAAGAGGAACTGGAGAAGACCGAACGGGAGCGCAACGCCCTGGATGTGCACTTCGCCAAGTACAAGCTCGACGTCTACCGGATGCTCGTGAGCGCCGGGGTTGACAGGGAACTACTCGACAGCGTGCTAGCTCTCCAGTGAGGAAGAACCCCCATGGCCATCTGCCCGTTCGCCGCCTGGAAGCCGCTGCCCGCGAACACCAAGCAAGTCCGGATGGTCCCGCGCGTGGCGATCCTGCACACCGCGGTCGACGCCCCCGGTGACACCGACCTTTACGGCTGGTTCAAGCAGAGCGGCCTCGAATCGCACTTCTTTGTCCACAACGACGGCCGCGTCACGCAGTACATGGACACTGCCGTGATCGCCGAAGCCAACTACAGGGCCAACAGTTTCGCGGTCAGCATCGAGACCGAGGACGACGGCAACCCGCGGGCAACCCCATGGTCCCCGGTGATGCTCAAGACCATCATCAAGCTCCTCGACTGGCTGTGCACCACCCACAACATCCCCCGCCGCCAGTGCGACCGGTGGGACGGGTCCGGCATCGGCTGGCACTCCATGTGGGGCATCAACACCCGCGCCCAACCCAACCTGAACTGGTGGACAACGGCGATCGGGAAGGACTGCCCCGGCGCCCCGCGCATCCGGCAGATGACCTCGCTGGTCCTGCCCGCCCTGTCCGTCGCCGCCACTCCCACCATCTCCGCCTCCGAGGAGGACACTGTGATCACCAGGTACGTCAAGGACCGGGCCAAGCCCGCCATCTACTGCATGGACTTCTCCGCCGCCGCGGTGCGCTGGCGCGGGCCGGTCGACCCCGCCGAGTGGGCCGCAGTGCAGGGCGGTGTCACCCTCGCCGAGATCAGCGCCGACCACCTCGCCGTGCTGATCAAGTACGGCCAGAAGGCATGACCCGAACCCGCGCGCTGCTGCTGGCCGCCCTGACCCTGGCCGCCACCATCGCCGCGGTGCCCGCCGCCGCTCCGGCCGCCCGCGCCGCGGCGCCCTCCAGCAGGTTGTGTGCCGACCTCGCGGGCGGCCGGTTCACCATGGAACTGCTCGGCGACAGCGTCGCCGCGGGCTACCCG